ACACAGGCTTTAAGTTTGGCAATGAAAAAATGATTAAATATTTTGAAAATAATTTAAATCTAATTCAAGAACAAATGAATTGGTTTAAACAAGCCAAAATATATGATGGGTTTATTTATTTTGTACATGATAACGATAGTTCAAAAAACGGTAAAATTCATTTTACTGTATATAATACTGGAGAATTTACAGAAGAAAAAGCCGGAGAAATTCAAGATATTGAAGGAAAAAACCCTGTAGCTTATGGTTTTTATGACTTCAAATTAGTTGAAGATAATCAATTCTATACATGGCATTGTGATAAGAATTGCCGTGATTAATAATTATTAAAGAGATATATATACATATGATTAATAAAGAAATAAATGACAAACAAATTAAAATAGTTCAAAGGCTCGCTATCAATATTAATAAATTAGATATTAGACTTAAGCAATACTTAATAGATTGGTTAGATTCAGAGTGTTTAGATTATATTAAAAACAAACATATTAAAGAATATCTTTCTTGTGAAAAGAATAAAAACGGTGTGAAAAACAAATTGGCAATTAACAAATAATAATACTTATTTAACTTAGAGTAAGTAATTATTTATTATATAGTTATCTATATTTGTAGGTTCTTCCTAGCGTTTATTTCCCGGTGGCAGCGAGGCGCTCCGGTTTTGGCTGGTTATAAAATTTTTATAACCTAAACTTTTCCGCTAAAATAAACGCTTTAGACAAAAAAAACCCCAACCCCTAGGACTGTGGTATGCTTCTAAACCAAAATGAACTTTCAAAAAAATTAAATCTTTCAAAAAGTCGGATCTCGCAGCTTAAAAAAGAGGGGAGGCTCAATCATGCTATGGCAAGAGATCCTATAAGCAATCAACTAAAATTTGATTACAAAAAAGTTTTAGAAGTCTTATCTAAATCTGATCCTGATTATAACTCAAAAAGTTTAGAGACTAAACTACCCCTAAACAATGAGCCTAAAAAAAGTTTAGAGACTAAACTATCTCTAAACTCCAATGAAATTGAAACGGAAGAACCGGAAGAAACAGAAACAAATATTTTTAAAATTGATAATAAAGAATCGTATGAACAAGCCCGCACTCGTAAAATGCAATTTTCAGCAGAACTTGAACGTTTAGAAGTAGAAGAACTTAGCGGCCGTTTAGTTGATGGGAATAAAGTAAAAAAAGATTTTTATGAAATTGGTAAGCGCATTAAAGAATCGCTTTTTAATCTACCAGATCGTTTAGCCTCTCAATTTGTTGCAATGAATGATCGTAATGAAATTTATTTTTTATTGCGTGAAGAAATAGAGCTTGCTTTAAGGGAACTATCTAACGATGAATATAAATAATTCTTTTTATATTGAAGCATTTAAGCGTGGTTTAAAGCCAACAAAACGAATAGATATAGATGAATGGTCAGAGCAAAATATCATTTTATCTTCTGTTTCTTCTTCAAGTCCGGGTCTATATCGTTTAAGCATAACGCCATACTTGAGGGAAATATTAAAAAATTTATCATGCAGTTCTAAATTTTTAAAAATTACGATAATGAAAGGTGCACAATTAGGGTTTACTAATGCAGCATGTAATTTTATAGGTTATTACGTTGATATATCGCCATCTCCTATTATGTATGTGTTACCTTCTGTTCAACTTGCAGAAAAGTTTTCTAAAACTAGATTAAAACCTATGTTTGAAAATTCTAAATCTCTTAAAAATAAAATAAAAGATGCAAGAGAAAGAGATTCTGGAAATACTATTCTAATGAAAGAATTTGAAGGAGGCTATTTAGCGATATCAGGGGCAAATAGTGCTTCAAGCCTATGTTCTTTACCCATTGGTAAATTAGTATTAGACGAAATTGACCGCATGCCCGACGATGTCGAAGGTGAAGGCTGCCCAATTGAATTATCAATGCAAAGAACAAATACATTTCCTAATAAAAAAATTATTTTAATATCAACACCATCTCTAGGTGCTTCAAGATCTAAAATTAATAAATCATATTTAGAAGGTGATCAAAGAAAGTATTTTGTCCCATGTCCCGAATGTAATTTTTATCAAACATTGGAATTTGAGCAATTAAAATGGGAAGAAGGTAAATATCACAGTGTAAAATATGAGTGTATTAGCTGTAAATATTTAATTGAAGAATATCAAAAATCTAAAATGTTAAATAATGGTGAATGGAGAGCTACGGCCGTAAGTAAAGATTCAACACATGCTAGCTATTTTATTAGCGGACTTTATTCACCGGATGGCTGGTTTAAATGGTGGGAAGCTGTAAAATTATTTGAGGAATCTAAAAATGATATTAATAAATATAAAAGTTTTGTAAATACTGTTTTAGGACTTCCATTTGAAGAAACAGGCGAAATAATAGATTGGGAAAAAATATATAACCGTAGGGAAAATTACGAATTAAATAAGGTCCCAATTGGCGGCTTATTTTTAACTTGTGGGGTCGATGTCCAACATGATCGTTTGCATTGTGAAGTTGTCGCATGGGGAAGAAATAAGGAAAGTTGGTCAGTTGATTATCGTATTTTATATGGAAAAACTGATCAAAATGAAGTTTGGCAAGAACTCGCTAAAATTGTAAATGAAGAATTTGATATCGAAGGATCAGATTTAAAAATGAAAATTTCTAAAATGGGAATTGATGCAAGCGATGGCAACACCGCTTTTTATGTTTATTCTTTCTGTCAAAATTTTAAATTTACTCATGTTTTTCCTATACAAGGAAGAGATAAAATGACTGAGTATTTTAATATATCCCCATTAAGGGAATTTAAAAAAACAGGCCATAAACTTTTAAAAGGTATTAAAATTTATAGGGTAAATGTTAACGCATATAAAGCAGAATTGATGGATTATTTAAGCAAAAATAAATCTGATTTTGATTTATTAATGGGTTATTGCCATTTTCCAAATTATCATGAGAGTTTTTTTAAAGAGTTAACTTGTGAATACGAGCTTAAAGGCAAATGGATTAAACAAAGAAGCAGAAACGAAGCCCTAGACTGCCGTGTTTACGCTAGGGCTTGCGCTTCAATATTTGGAATTGAAAGATTTAAAGAAAAAGATTGGTTTGAACTAGAAAGAAAACTTGAGATAATAAAAACAAATAATATTGCAATCGAAAGTGAAAATATGATTATTAAATCCTCTTTAGGTGATAAAAGGGAAATTAAAGAAACAAAAGAACCTAATAAAAATGTACAAACTATGAAAAAACCAACTAGAAAAACTCATAGCTGGCTTAATAATAGTTCAAGGTTTTCACATTGGTGAAAACAATAAATCATTTTTTTAAACCGCACGCGGACGGTAAAGTCTCGTAAAATAATGAATACATTAAAGTAATTATTAATTAAAACGAACGCATTCGCTAAAGTCCTGTAAGGTAATGAATACATTCTTTTATTTATTAGATAAGGATTTATTAAAATTATGAACTTTCAAATTAAACAAACCAATGGGCAATACAAAGCTGTTGTGACTTCTCTTAATAGTGATCGACTAGTAGAGCAATTTGATGAAATTGAACAAAATCTCGTAAATTCAAATATTTCAAAAGGCCTTATTTTTTTAGATCTTACTAGTAACAATGAGAACGAAAAAAATAGATACATGGAAATTTATTTTGATGGCAAAAAATTAAGAGATTCCACTATTAAAATAGCATCGGTGAAAGTATGAATAATAAATTAGAAATAGGAAGATACGAAGCTTTTTTTGAACAAGAAATAAATCACTATTATCAGTTAACAGATTCTTTTAAAATGATAGAAGAAAACTTTATAGATAGTGATTCAATTAAAGAATTAGTAAAAGAAGATATTGCCTTAAAATATTTTGAAGAAATAAAAAGTATGACAAAAGATTTAAATTCTTTCGAATCTATTATTTATGGTAAAGATAATTATCCGAAAAAACTTTTAGATTTAAATACTAAGTTATATTTATTATATTATATGGGTAAATATGAACTAATAAATAAGCCATCAATTGCAATTATTGGGTCAAGAGACGCAAGCAATGAAGGCTTAAAAAGAGCATCAAAAATATCAAAAATGTTAGTAAAAAAAGGTTTTGTAATTATTTCGGGGCTTGCCGAAGGTATAGACACTGCCGCACATAAAGCTTGTCTAGAAGAAAATGGTCAAACAATTGCAGTAATAGGAACATCCTTAAATCATTGTTACCCATTAAATAATAAAGATTTAATGAATGAAATTGCTAAAAATCATCTTTTAATTTCACAGGTTCCATTTATTATATATGAGCGATTAAAAATTCCTTTTAAAAAAAGATTTTTTATTGAAAGAAACAAAACTATGTCAGCCCTAGCAAATGGGACAATAATTGT